ATTCATCATCTTCTAAATATACAAGTCTAGAATTTTGACAATATTCACACATATCAAGATCTTCTAATATTTCTTCTTTATCCATTTATAATATAAGATTAGATTTTTCTTTTTCTAATTTTAATTTAAAACACCCCTTCTTCATATTTAAAATGAACGTTCCTATCGAACTCACCACATTGAAGCGTCCTAATCGTCATATCTTTACCAGATTTAAACATATCTTTTTGCCCACCACATAACAAATCAAAATTAATAGTTTCTTTATTAAATAACTTTTCATATAATCCCATATAATCTAAAGAACCATCAACACTATTATTTTTAGCGGTATAATCTATACTTGCTGATGTGATTCCCTTCATTCTAATATGGTATCCATAAATTGGTTTACCATCTTTATCTCTTGATTCCAGTTTATCAATGTAAGATTTCTTACCAAGAAAGATACTATCAGTAGCCCAAATATCTCCAACTGAACCATCTAAGTCAAAATCAATATGGAACTGTCCAAGATCATTACCAATTAAGTCCGTTCCATATTTCTTATTGTAATGTTCTTCAAGTGTTTTAACTTCATCATAATCAATATGGATTGAATCAGTATCTTGGGTATACATCTTTAATTTTAAATCTTCACCAAGACACATAACTTTATTCATAATATTTTTAGATTTACTTAATACTTCTACACCGATATGAGCATTGTTGAAATGGTCTAATATACTCTTGTGTTTCTTGACAATCATCACTTTACCGGCTTCTACATATTCTTTAATATAGTTATATTGTTTACCTAAGTATGTAGTCCAGTTATCTTCAAACTTCTTAGTTTTCTTATTGAATTTTAATTTACTAACAACTTCAGTATCATCAGTTATTGGTTTCAATATAGTTTTACCATAAGCACTATTCATAATAAGTTTGTATACTGCTTGAATTGGATTCTTCTGGGCTTTCTTCTGTCGTCTAGTATCGTATAAATAACGAATAACAGATTTACAATTTGGGTTTCGTCCTTCGTTATAATAATAACCATCAATAATTTTTAATTCTACTTGTTGAAATTCTTGCAAATCTAAAATACTTTGTTTATCCAAATACAGTTCTTTACCAATTAAATCATTAGTGAAATTTCTTGTTCCGTCTTCAGTCATATACGATCCAAGCGGAAAATGTCTATTAATTTTTAAGTCAGTAATAACACACCGAGCAAATAAGCCATCATAATTTAAACAAGTTTCTAAATCTGTATTATCTATTATTTTAGGTGTTCCCATTAAGAAGCCATCCATTTGGAAAATGGCTGACGGATACAAAGAACAAGCATCAAAATCAGCCAACTTACCCCCAGATACTTTCCACTTTTTGTTTGAGTTGGTCATAGTTCGTCCACCCACAACACATTTCTGAATAAACTCTCTTGGCTTCCCACTCATTTGATAAACATTTTCATAGCACCCTTGACTAACTAAATATTTATGGGCTAATGAAGCAACACTAATGACATTATCAATATCAATATCTACATTAATTTTACTATCATTCCCAAGTTGTTTAATCCATCCACGAAAGATTGAGTAACCTTTCATCATAACTTCACAATCAATTTCACAATATTTATTTGAGTATTCAAGAATGTTAATTTCACCGTTTAAAATACAATCCCATTTAATACAATTATCTTTGAATTGCTGTAAGTTATTAACACCACATTCATCAACAACATTTTTATATACAAACTCTTCATCATACCATATTTTACAAGCCCCATATTTACTAAATACTTTATTATATAATTTATATGGTATAACTTCTTTTCCTTGGTCTAATCCAAACATTTTCCCAAACTTCCTTAATGGTTCTGGAATAAGATTGTAACTATCTTTCAATTTAATTTTCCAAGTGTTATCAATTTCAGTAGTCTTTTTAAGATTCTTTTGACCGTTTTCTTTATAAGTTCCAAGATCTTTATATGAAGTTGTATTTTTGGTGTATTTACAAGCAACACTCATTAAACTAGAACCCTTCATAATTACATTCTTAATAGAATGAATATGTGGAAATATAAATTTATAATCATATCCACAATTATGGGCTATCATAATAATCTTTGAATGTTCGGCTGGAAGATTTTCCAACATTTCTTTAGCACAATTTGAACCAAAGAACGCTTTCTTAACACCATCTTCAGTTTCATATCTTGCTAGATATGGTTTATGAATAAAATTATCATTAGCATCAGCATAGGTTTCAAAGTCAAAACCGATTTTATAATATTCATTATCCATTTTGATATAATGCCTATGATGATAAAATATCTGTTGTTTAGTATATTCAGATTCATCTTTAAAATATTTATTAATTAAATCTCTTTTAACATCATCATCAATAACTGGTTCATCTTTCTTAGGTTTAATATCTTCCAAATAGTTATTAAAATTAACCGTACATTCATTAACAATATAGTCTATTTCTTCTTTGCTCGGTTCATTCGGTTTAGTGTTGGTTTCTTGATATTGTAATGATCCAAATGTTTCCACCTTATCATGATATTGGGTATTAATCATTTCATCAGTCCATTCAATATTCTCAAGATATTTATTACGATTTTGGAACAATGTTTTAACTAATAAGAAAGTGTTTATTGTTCTTGAATTTCTATATTTATAAGTTGCATCAGTTCGTTTCTCACAGATTTTAGTCCAATCTTTCTTTTTATTGCTTTGCTTGTCCGTTGGATTCTTGCTTTGCTTGACAATATCAAAACAATTTTCTAATGCGTATCTTTGAACACCACTATCTTTATTAATAAAATAGTGTGTATCAATCAAACCAAGATTATATTCAATACCTTCAGAACCATATTTAGTTGTTTCAGTATTGTCAATAATTGTATCCAATTTCTTTTTACAACCCTTCAACCTAATTAACTTAATTCTAATTTTTAATACCTTACATACTTTATCTAATGCTGATATTGGAACATTACGATTATTAACAAAAGTTTTCATTAATTCTAATTTATCTTGATCAACCCCACTTTCTTTTAAAGCATAGTATAAACAATTATCATTCAAATACTTATGATAATCTTTGTTGATTTCATTAACATTAAAAATTCCAAGATATTTTAAATCCATACCATTAATTTTATGGTGAAATCTAAAGAACTCACCCCCAACAATTCCCATTGGTTGATCAGAATTAGAATATGTTTGATTATATTCTGTTAGTTTAATAGTCATCTCACCAGTTGCTTGTCCATCAAATGTAGCAACAATATCACTACCAGCACCTTCCAAAATATATCCAGCCGTTTGTTTAAGAATTCTTTTCATCATTTTATCATTCAATGGAATCCAAGCACCACCAACCAAAGCCACTACTTTTTTATCAATAATATTATTCTTAATTTGTTTAAATATTTCATTATAACTAATATTAGACAAACTAACTTGAACTTCCAATTTAGTTCCAAGATTTAATTGTTTTAAATCTTCAATAAGATTATTTTTACTTTGGGTTGTTTGATTACTCTTATAATATTTATTATCATCTGCTAAATAATTTTCTTTTAAAATGTTTTTATAAGTTCGTGCTTTATAAAATTTGCCATCTACAAAGATATTAGTTTTTTGGGTCTTGAAGTTTGGAATAATATCATATATTTCATCAGCAAGCATATCGGATTCAACATTATACACTTTGCTGTATACTTTGCTAAATCTATTTAAATCTTGATTATCCATCATACCAAGTCTTTTTTTAAGAGCCACCGACCATTCACCCTTCTTTGTTTGGAATCTATCTTTTGATAGAAAAGTTCCAGTTTTAATATTATACAATCCCTTTTGAGTAATTTTAAAATCATTGAAAACCATTATATTATATACAAACATTTTATTTTTAAGTATTAATACATAAATAAATAATTTTTACATCAAATTTAAAAGTAATATTACAATTAAAGAATTTTTTTTAATTGTAATATATCTTAAGCAAACAATAAAAACACATTGAACCGCTGAAATACTCTGTATATAATTTGCAATTATTACAGTATTTCATATATTATATAAACACATTATTATTATTTTATTTAAAATCCTTACATATTAATAGTATCCAAAACTCCGTTTCTTATAATCAAAGCCTTAACACATTCTACCCACACGTTAAGCCTAACAGCACCTTTAGATTCAGCAGAATTATCTAATGTAGTTTCATTAGTTCCACCACTTGCTGATGAATGTCCAAGTCTTAATACCATAGGGGCTTCACCAACTTGTATAGAGTTTGCTGGTGTATCATTTCCATTACCACGGACTTTAGCAAGATTAATGCCCAAGTATCGTTGACGACCTTGAAGATTATTTTGAACAACAGCAGATGGGGTTAATGCTGTAGCCCCACCGATCTGTGGACCATTCACACCATTCGCTATTATGTTATTAGCAGCAAATTGACCCACTTGATTATAAGAACCACATAGTAAGTATGCTGGTTTGTCAGCAGTCTGTCCAAGATAAGAATACATTTCAGATACTTGGTTAACATCTCTATCAAAAAGATTTCTGTTATTAACAACCAACTGAAGATTTTCTTGAAGTAATCCATCAGAACGAGTATTACACAGAAGTGGATTAACATGGTTACTAACTTTTTGAACATATATTTTCATCACACTACGCCCAGAAAACCCAAGTTCTATATCATCACGAGCAACAACATTATTAGCACCAATTGCTGTAAGATTCGCCGACACCAAAACTTGTTGACGATATGGAATAGTCATACCTTCAGCAGAATTGATTTGGGCGGTTAAAGCGTTAGCAACATCATCAGCAAATGTGATATAATCTAAGTGAAGACGTGGACGGACAACTTCAAAACTTCGTTCATCAGCAGTGAAAGCAACTTGTCCAGATTCAACCATACATTCACCCCAGACACCTTCCCAATCTAATTCAACGATAATTTCACCATTAAGAGTAGACGGAAGCATAGTATCCTTAAGAACTGGAAAAAGTTCATCAAGTCTTACACCACATTCTAAAGTAGCAGATTCATCAGCAGTTGGAGATCTGAAACCAACTTGGGCGTGGGTTTTATCATCAGCTAAATTAAGCAAGCCATTAGCGTTATAATAATATTTATGATTACCATTTAATTTTTCATCAATAATTTCACACCTAGCATCATACGGAATAAATGAATTATCTAATGCCATCTTTTGTCCAACTTCACGAGTTTCAGAAACAAGCCGACCGCCGACATATAATCTACAATTTTTAATTAAATTAACACCCCCACAAGTTCTAACAAAAGAACAGAATCTATCTTGTGCTGGATCATAAGAATCCCATTTAGTTTTCCAAATCAACATCCCATCAGTAGCAAGAGCGCTACCTTTTTTAGCCACCACCCATTTAGATTTGCCAAAACGATTTGACACCCAAGAGTGATTATCAGCTTCTTGTATAACTGATTCAATTTGACTTGATTGATTTTCATCGGTAGCATTAGTTTGCAATACACTTGGTAATTGGTTTTCCATAACATTTTGACTATTCATCTTATATAATTATACTATATAAAATTAATAATTAATATTAAATAAGATTTCAAAAACACTTTTAAAAAAAGTGTCGTCAAAAGTATATTTTAAGACTTCGTCAATTGCTTCGCTTAAGCATTCCATAAATATTTACGAGACCAATAATTAGCAGAATTCTTATCATCTTTAGTTAATTTACCAGATTTATTTTTAATTCCAGCACTTCTCGCCAAGTAATTCTTACGCCTTTCTTTATCTTTATGTTGTGTGAAGTCTTTCATACTACTATCACCAAAATGTATTAATCTTTTATTACCATCTTTCTTAACATATACCATACCTTTCTTTTTTGGATTAGAACTTTTAACTGGTTTATATAATGGCTTTTTCTCTTTCCAATCTTTTGACATCTTCTATATATTAAAGATTTAAAAAAAATATACTTTATTACTTCGTTAAAAAAAGTTTAGTTGACAACTTGTAATCCACCAGCACCAACTTGAACTGAGTTCCTACATAAGTAATAAGTATAAGCGGAATAAGTCAGTGTAGTTTGAGCATCTGGAATATCAGCAAATGTCGCTGGGTTAGTAAGTTTACATTGTAATTCAAAACCAAGTGTGGATACTTCGGCTGGTATTCCAGCATTAGAAACGGAATCAAAAGAAGCACCAATTCCGAACACACCATGCTTATCAATTTGAGATTGTGTTCCAGATATAACTGGATTGATACACGATTTCTTAATTTCTTTGGAGTTTCTAAATGCTTCAATATAATTCCTTAAGAGTTGTGGATTAGTTGAAGGTTGATCCAATTCAGATAAAGTTTCATCACGATCAACTTCAATAGAATATTCAAGTGGAAATCTTTTACCGTCCATATTGTATACGAGTTTTTGAATGGATGGATTGTATTGGGCTTGTCCATTTTCAGCAAAACTATTAATATAACTCGTTGGAATAAAATTAGTCATTGTTGATATAACACCCTTAAGAGAAACTCTATGAACCACTTGCTGATCAGTAGAACTTATAGTATTATATAAAGAAGTGAAACTTAAGAAATTCATTTGTGGATTTGGATTTTGGGCTAATGCTATTTGCTGTTGTTCAGTTTTAGATAAGACTGGTACGACTAATCTTGGGTTTTCTATGATGTAATGATAAAGACTAGCATCTGATCCATAAATTACATTTTCATTTGGAGCAAGATTGATAGTAACAGCCAAGCCACCAATAGCTTCTAAATCTAAATCCGAACTCATAAACATTCCAGCAACTAATCGCATATCAAAGGGTATACCCTTAACAGCAGATTGTGGAATTCGGTTTGCTAATTTTTGATTAGCTGAAGCATATTGTGTTGAAGCATTTGTTCCGTCGGTATGACTTGCTTCCGCTTCAGTATTAAAGCCCATACCCTTAGCAGAAGATTCGTGGAAAGTTTGGGTATCTAATCCAGATTTAGAATGGAGTCCACTCATAAAATTAGATACAAGTCTTGGGTAGTTAGAAATAGTTTCAATAGATCGGTTGGAATATTTTCTTGAAGATATTTCTAAATTTTGTATGACCGATTGAATACCACAGAAAGCGTCAAGATTCAAGTCTTTGGTTTGGTCAACTTCATTAGTAGTAGCACCACTAGCAAGTGTATTAAGAACTCGTTTGAAGACTCCTTGAAATCTTAGTTCTTGAGTCTGTAACATACCATTATTAGAAATTAAAAACTTCAGCTGTGGATTTCCAGCGGAATAACCAAATATACCAGCACCGCCATTAGAAGAAGAAATAGACAAATATCTTTTACTCATTTTATTATATAATACTATAATAAAATAATTAAAATAAAATTAGATTATAAAAAACAAAAGATTATGTAAAAAGATTTAAAAAATCTTTAGAGCAAAGTATATTTACACTATTGATACTTTTCTTTCTGGGCTATTATCTATAACTTTTTGATCACAATTAAAATAACCACATTCAGAATGTTTAATATTTTTAAAAGAATATATAATAGTAGCAATAGCCCCAGCAACACCAATAAACATCATACTGATTCCTTCTGGGGTATAATTCATTTTTGATTCGGTTGTATTATCCATAACTCTATTTAGAAAAAAAAGATTTAGAAAATCTTTAAAGCAAAGTAAAGATTTAGAAAATCTTTAAAGCAAAGTATATTTTAAAATGTGTTTTGGTAAGGATTTTACAAAATCCTAAAAGTTTGCGGCTAATCCCCCACTTCTAAATTGACTTGTATCTAAATTAGTTGAAGCAATACTACCAAAACTCATACCAGCCGTTGAATTAATATTATCAGCCATAGAAGATATATTGGCTTGTTTTTCTGCAATTTCTTTTTTTTCTTCGTGTCCCTTAACTATAGCTGCAATTGACGCCCCCAATCCGGCAATCATACCAAGGGGCCCAAGAAAACTTAAAGCACCACCAATAGCACCCAATCCAGCTGTAACTGTTCCAACCGCTTCACCAACACCAGATTCCGCCAGCGTAGAAGCCAAACTTGTTCCAACTTCTTTAGCAGATAAATCACCGAAATCAACACCGACTTTATCACTTAATGTATCCATAGTTTTTTGTGTCAATCCTTCGGCTTTACTTGCTAAATTTTGGGTAGTATTATCTACTACTGATGTTGTTGATGTTCCGCCAGCAGATGTTGGTGTTCCGCCAGTAAATACAGTAGACCCAGAAGAACCAAGAGCTGGTTGTGCAAGAGTCTGTGTTGTATCTTCAGCCGTAGAAGTTTCAGCACCCAAATCATCATCTTTAAATCTTGTGTTGGGGTTAGTAGAAGCATTTTGAACATGAGTATTTAATGCTTCAATATTTTGTTGTCTTCCAGAAATATCACCAACATCAACATCTGAATTCCATCTTGGATCGTCTTCCACATTTTGCTTTACACTCTTTTGAGTTTCAGAATCCATATTTCTAACTCTACTACTTAATGTATTTTGTGCTGATTGTAATTTTTGGGGTGTGTCTAATTCACTTGCTACAATATCTGGTTGGTTTGCTACTGGAGCATCTTCTGATGGTGCGTCTTTAGTTAATACATCTTGATTTCTTGTAGCTTGAACACTTGTTTTAATATCATCTACAGCAGATTGAATTTTATCTTGGGCAAGTGATTTAGCCTTTCCAATAATTCTTTTACCAACTGTTTCAATACCTTCTTTAGTTAATAAGCCCCCACCCAATCCAATTCCGCCACCACTTTCATCTTGTTTTTCAACTTGTTCAGTTCCAGCTTCTTCAGCATCGGCTTTAGCTTCATAAACATTTAACGCCCCAACTTTCTCTTGTGTTTTTTGTCTTGCTTCCATTCCCATAGATTCAATTGTTCCAGCGTTTTGTTGATAGTAAGATTCTAATTCATTCATGTTTATATATTATACTTTTAAAAAAAGTATGGACAAAAATGTTTTTGATTTTACTTTTTCTTAAAATCTCTTTTTGATATTACTTTGCTCTAAAGATTTTTTAAATCTTTTCTTCATCATTAATTATTTCAGCATTGCTTGGAATTACAAATGGTTCATTATATCCACCATCATCTGAGTATTTCTTCCATAAAAATTCTGGCTGTTGATTTCCCCATTTCCATGCTTCGTGTTTAATAGCATCTACAAATAGAAAATTATATGGCTTATTAGTTGAGTAATCATATAAATCTTTTATCATTTTTTTATTACCCATAAATCCTAAGTCTTCGAATACTTTTTCTTGTTCTTTGCTGGATGGTATTCTATATATATGAAAATTACTAGCGTTACTACGAGCAACTGGCGGAAGCATCTTCCAATTTTGAACTAAGTAATACATACTACATAAGTAATGTCTATGGGTTGAAGTTAATTTATAAAGTTCTGAATCTCTGCTACGAATCATACTGGCTATATCATCAGCCACTATACAAATATGACGCCTATCTTGCTTGTCTTTTCCCTTTTGATAATTAACTATATTATTTAAACTTTCATCATCATACGTATTTGATACCATTGTTGCTTTTTTTATTAAATGTCTACTGGTGGAATCTGATCCAAGAGTTCCAGAATAAACAATGATATCTTCAAAAACTGGTTCTTCATTTTTACATTCCCCATACATATTACTTCTACATAATTCATTGATTAATGCTGAAGTCTTTCCACTTCCCTTACCCCCAACAATGATACTAACAAATGGGGGCTTCTGTAATGGTGTTGGTAAATCTCTTTTAATTTGATAAACGTCTTCATCTTGCTTAACTGGATACATTTTTAAATCTGATTCATTCATTATTATATACTTTTATAAAAATTTTTTCATAAAAGTTTATTTTTTATCAGTAGGATTTTTGCTTCCCTTAGATCTAAGATGATGTTCTTTGTTTTCAATTTCGGTTTTAATCTCTACTTTAATCTTGTTATCTTGTTTATCTGATGTTCTTGACAATACACTATCTAACACTTCATACACACGATCATGATACAAAGATAAATAATGTTTAACACGCCTACAATTTTTACACCAATTTGAAAACCAATATTCATTAGTGTTCTTTTCACATAATAAGCATTTACCCATTTGTTTATATTAATCTGATATATTTAAATTTAAAATTTAATTACAGTGGAATTCTAATATCTGTTACACCATCACCATCGTAGTCAATATTAATATTAGTTTCACTTTTATCTATCATACAATTAGAACAAGATATTTTAATCTTAATATTCTTGAACCA